GGAGAACCTGGGGAGTTCGGTGATCCAGGCCACGGGGGTTATTGAAATCACGCCCCAGGCCTTCCAGGAGGAGGAGAAGTTAACCATCTGGATGGGGGTTACGATGGATTGCCCCTACGAGTGCTTGCACGCGGGTGGTGCGGATTTCCCTCGGTTCAACGAAATCGTGACCCACGATCCGGATACCAATACCACCACACGGGAGAAGGTTCGGGGCAAGCTGATCGATTTGACGCGGAACGATATCGAAGTGATCAGCAAGGCGGTGGGGCGGAAGGTCATGCGGAAGGCCGGAGCCCGCCAATGGGTGATGAACGGGGACAACTCCCGGTTTGCCTTCCGGAAGGGTGATCAACCCCTCGGGCGCTATTTGTTTATGCAGATCGTGGGCGAGTCTATGCCCCCAGATTGGCGAGGCTCGAACCCGGCCACTATGGCCTGAGAGGTAACTGATGAGCAGCCCCACCCAGGCGGAAGTAGAAACTCAGATCAGCAACATTGTGCGGATCCTTGACAATTTCCGCATCTATGCGGGTGTAACCGGCAGCACCAATTTCTTGGCTAACCTGGACACATTTACCCAGAGCCTGGAAACCTCGTATGCTGCGGAAGCTACTGCGGCAATGCAGGGGTTCCGTTCCAGCCTGGTGGGGGCCATCAACGGGGGTGGTGGCATGATTGCCCCGCTGCTGGTGCAGATGGCACAGGTGATTGACTGCCCGGAGACTGGTACGCAGGAGATCATCACCCGGCTGTACGATTACATGGTAGACAATAGCCAGGCGGTAACCTCTCGGGGGTTCACCTACGGCAGCGTAACCATGGCCGGGGGGAACGTGGGAACGGGGACGATCAAGCGCCTGACCACGGACGCGGACGGTTACGACATCGAGAACGCCACCCCAGAGGTCAAGGTAGCTAACTGCGTCCGGGATGCCCATAGCGGATCGATCAAGAATGAAGAGGTCTTCCAGTTTTTGGGCTCGGATGCAAACCGGGATAACCTCCTGATCTCGGGATCTGGGGCGGTAGCGAGCATCAGCGCGGTATCTTCCCGAAACAGTCTGCCCGGAAATCCAAGCTGGACCCTCTACAGCGGCACCACATCGGTTCCCACAGCCCTATCGGATTGGACCGTGGGCAGCAATATTGCAAACTTCGAGATTGATACCACGAATTATTACCGGGACGATCCGGGAGATGGGGGCACCCCTGCCTCCCTGAAAATCAAGGCCAACGATTCGGTAACTCAGGCCTGGACGGTTCGCAACATCACCCTGAGACCCAATACCCCGTATTATTGTGCGGTTGCCTACAATCGACAGGTGGGATCCGGGGATGGCACGCTAACCCTGACCTGCGGGGATCAGCAGGCGGCCGTTGTGCTCTCAGCACAAACCGGGTGGAATCTCCTGGAGATCAGCCAGGGGGTGAAGAGCTGGCTCAAGACGATGAACGCCACCACCCCGGTCATGCAGGTCAGTTTGGGATCGAGGACCACGGGCTCGGTGCTGGTGGATGATCTGATCTTCGCTCCTTATGTGGCCTTTGACGGGCTGTGGTATATGCCGCTCGGAGGTTCCACCCCATTCCTGCGGGACGATACCGGAACCTGGACCGATAGCGCCACAGAGGCGATTCTACAGCGCTGGTTCTGGCAGGCCCTCGGGCGGTATCTTCCCCATGCAACGGGGGGATCCGTGACCTGGGCGGATCCTGCATAGGGGGCTGATCGATGAGCCTGACCCTTAACGTCCAAAATAGGTACGGCACGCAATTCCTGGTTAATCTGACGAATCCAACGGATCCAACAGCTACTGCGATCGATACCACCAGGCTCACGAATGCCTGCACAGATACAGAGGCCGATTTCGGGGTATATGCGGGGATCGTCTACGATGATACCGTGGCCTCTCATGTTGCGGTGGCGGTCGAGGGGGTGGTTGCCAAGCTGGCGATCCGCACCGGAACCGGTGGGCAGTTTGCAGCAACCGCCCATGAAACGTTTATCGCTCGCCTGCGGGATCTCGCCCTGGTTACCGGTCGTGATCGAGTAGCGCCCCGCACCGATGGGATTCTGGTTCCATCAAGCGAGCGGATCGGGGATGAGACGGTTCGCCCCGAATTCGATCGCAGGAAGTTTGACGATCTGATACCTGACTCACCCCCTGGCTAGATCCGTGGAGGCCTCGACCCGTGGCAGATCTGACGATAGAGCCCAGGGATTTCGGGGTGCAGGTTGAGCATTTGCAGAGGTTGCAGGCGGGTCTAAAGGATCCCCAATCGCTCCTTCGGCAGATCGGCACCCTCCTCCTGGTGCAGGCTACGCGGGCATTCGAGGAACAGGGGCTCGGGGATATCAAATGGAAACCCCGGTATCCAAATCAGAAGGCCCCCATGGTCAACATTGCGGGCAGTCTGCAGGATCTCAACAAGGGGAGGGAACCCAAGGCCCGAAGGTTCCAGAGGCGGCCCGCACTCATGGATAGCAAGGCCCTGTATCAATCTGTATCGAAAAACAATCCAGCGGCATCCCGGCTGCTCGGTGCTCACGTGATCGAGGTGGGTAGCGTCAAGGAATATGCAGGCCTCATGCAGCACGGGGGACGATCCACGCAGGCGGTTACCTCGCAGGCGAAAAAGACCCTGGCAAAATGGAGCAAGAGCCTGCGGGGGAAGCGGAGGCGGATGGCTACCTTCGACCCCAAGGAAAAAACCTGGAAACCCCGGGAGGGGAAGGCACCACCCCGCAAACGGAAAGCGAAGGGGGGCAAGGCAGGCACCCCCACGAAATCCCGGAAGGGTACGGGAGGGGGTGGGGATCGGAAGGGGCGGATCCCGAAAACCTCGGGCATGAGCGGGGGGCAGCAGAAGGCATTCGGCAAGGTATCGAACGAAATCAACCGGGCCTCCAAGCTGGGGTTCCTGTTCGGCAAATCGCGCCTGGTCACCAACGTAGTGCCGCGCCCATTTTTGGGCACCACTACCCAATCTATGCGCGATATAACAGAGCTAACCGAAAACTGGATCGTTAAATATGTCAGCTCCTGATGTCCGTGACGTGCTCCGGGTGCCCGGGAAACTGGTCATTAACCCCACTAATATCACGGCAGCGTTCCCGCACGGTGGCACCGAGATCGGGCTGGTGCGTGATTCCCAGCTGAGGTTCGGATACCGGACGGATCTGATTCACGCGGAGGAATGGGGGGGGCAGGCGGTCGAATCTGTGTACTGTGGGGAAGTCGCCCTGTTCGCTGCAGTGCTGAGAGAATGGGATGATGATGCCCTGTCGAACATCTTCCCCAATACCGGCACCGGGGCGATCTCCGGAAACCGGACGATCCTGGGCCGGGTATCTGGTGGATCATTCAACCGGGCCGGGTATCTGCTCTCGGGCAAATCGTTCATCCTCTGTTTCTCGCCCCGGTCGATCGATCGGCATCCGATGGTGATCGTTCGCAAGGCTATACCCATGGTCGAGGAGACCGCCCTCCTGCAGCTCTCGTTAGCGGAGGAGCTGGGGATCGGGGTGGTATTCCAGGCGATCCCGGACAGTTCGGGAAGGCTGTACGATGTGGGGGCTCGGGGGGATCTCACCCTATGATCGATCGATTCGTGATGGGCCTCGGCCTCCTCGATAACAATGGATCAGACTTCGATGATTCCGTCTTGCTGGTGCTCCAGGAGAGTGCAGAGGCCTTTCTGCGGGCTGGGGGTCATCTGACGCTATCAGAATGGGAGGGGCTCGGTGCTGCCTCTCGCGGTGCGTTCGTGGTCGCGGGCAATCGGATCGCCCGGGAGCGGGCGGTATTGTCGGGCCTGGCATCGAGCTCCCAGGCCATGGCAGCCCAGATCCTTGCTGCAAATGATGGGGGAGAGATGCAGATTCAGCAGGCTCTAGCCCAGGCCCTGGATGCAGCCGAGGCGAGGATCCAGGACCAGGACCAGGGGGGTGGGGCGTGAACGTCTGGCAGACCCTGCGGCAGCTCAAGTATCTCCTCCTGCAGCGGCAATGGGAGGGATCCGGGGCGGATGTTTTCCAGGGCAATTCTGTGGTGATCACCGTGGCACCCGATGAGCAGGCGATATCCACCCTGGTCACCCCTACGGCCATTATCCGGCCGATGGGAGCTCAGTCAGATCCTGTGCATGACGAACAGCCGGAGCTGATACTTCAATCGGTCGCGGTGCGTCTATCCACCACGGTTCCCGGGGATGCCCTGGGGGAATATGCCTTGATCGGGGGCGGCAGGCAGGGGCAGACGGATTCCCGTGGGCGTGGGCTCCTGGAGGTCGAGGAGGAGCTGTTCGCTGCGATCGGTGAGCTGGGTGCCATAAACGGTATGGTGATCTATAACCGGGCGAAATCGGCAGCCGATGCAGAGCTAGACGATCAGAACCGCTACAGCTGTTTCCGATCCTATATGTTCGAGATGCTCACCACGGAGGACAGGTATTATGAGTCTGTTACGGGATTCGTGGCAGCGGATAAGGGAGACTCGACCTGTGACCTGACCTGGACCCCGGCCCCGTTGCGTTTCGATTCCCGGGGGGTGCGGATCCTCCGGGTATCTGGTGGCACCCCTACCACGAATCCCGCAGACGGATCCGCCACGGTGGTGCTCGATGGGTCTGCATTTCCCAGCCCAGCGGGTGCCCAAAATGACAGCTCGGGGGCGGGTACGTTTTCCTACACGATCTGGAATACTTACGATGAATTTGGGTCGGGGACCACGGAGCGTTATAGCGATCCCAAGACCAGCACCGTCACGGTGGCCTGATGGCTACCCAGCTGCAGGATGCAAAGATCACCGTCCGGATCAATACCGAGGAAGCGGAAAAATCCCTGTCCGATCTTGAGCAGCGGGTGCGGAAAGACGGGGAGGACATCCGGAAGCAGGTGGGCATAGAAGGAGGGACTACCCGGGCCCAGCGGGAGACCCAGCAGAAGGCAGACGCAAAGGGGGGGCCAGCAGCGAAAAAGGCGAAGGGGCCCAAATTGCCGGGGTTAAGCCTGAGCGCCCCAGACCTGGAAAAGTTATCTGTGGATCTGCTGAAGCATGGAGGGGGGGCCCTCATCGCAGCGATCCCCTTTCTGGGCCCCCCTGCTGCTGGCCTTTTCAAGGCCGGGGTTTCTGCTGCTATCCCGATGATCGAATTCGGGGCACCGTTTGCCGTGGGCGTGGCAATGGAGGCAATGGAAGATTTGCCAGCGTTTGGTAGGTTGCCCGATGCGGCACAGGCGCGATTAGGAAACTGGGTTCGCTCAAAGGTCAGTACCTTAGCTCATGAGGTCGCAGCACTCCGGGCCAAGCAGGCGGGCCTTGACGCCATGTTTGAGGGATCCGGGGATATCATCCGCACGCAGCTGGGCCTCGGTGTTCCCCTCGATGCCGATTTCCTGGTACAGAACGCAAAGGATCAATTTAAGATCGGGGAGGCCAAGGCACTGCTGGGGAAGGAAATGAGGCAGGCAGTTAACCACATGATGGGCAGGGCCCTGGGCGAGACGATACGCAGCGGGATGGGGGGTTGAGATGCCAGCGGTGACCAGGGAACTAGCCCTGACCTATGGGGCTGTAAGCGTGGGCGGATCTACGGATCGGCTGATTGATGGCTACATTCGGATAGATAAGAGCTACGCCACAGCGAGTGTCTCGTTCGATCTGGTGATAACTGCGGCATCCGATGCGGCATTTGCCAGCGAGATCAGCACGATTGAGGCAGAATTCCGCAAACCGTTCCAGGATCTAGGCATTACACAGGGATCCTCAACCCTCCTGGAGCTAAAACCCTCGAATGATACGGGGCTGAATACCCAGCCTTCTATCAGCAAATCGGGGGACATGAAGGACACGGGGCGATCCCGGAAGTATTCCATCCGCATTGATTGCGAGATGCCTGCCGACAATTCCCCCACGGTGGGGCTCAGGGAAAGCACGGTTAATGTGGCATTCACCCCGGCCCGGAAGAGGAGGGTGACCATTTCCGGGGTGGTAACGGCCCAGGGTGGGACCGATGCGCGGGCGAAATATAACGCGATCATTTCGACCTATACGGGCTCGGTGCTCTCTGCCTTGGGTGGAACGTTCGAGCTGGGGGAGGAGCCCACCACCACATCGGATTACGAAGACAAGGTGATCAGCTTTACCCGGGTGTTTGATGAGATCATATATAGCGAGGCGGGATCCGTTGACGATGTTCGGATCGTTAGGCAATCGATTACGATAGGTCGGGGACAGGTCGGGCCCGGTGATACCCAGGATGCGGGCGCGGTTCGCCTTGTCAATATGTCCTGCAGTTATGACGCCTGGATCGACAAGGATCAGACTCAGGATCTCGCAGGAGTTTGGGCAAGCATCAAGCATTGGATCTACAGCCAGATCCAGGCTGCATTTGCAGCGGGTGCCATCGCGGTGATGGATTCTCGACCCAGCTATGATTATGGAGAAAACAAGATCTCCGTGAGCATTTCGGCTGTGGGATCTACCGGCAGCCCGATTATTGAGCATCGGCAAACGGTGCAGCAGAGCGATGTTTTCGGGGTGGTGCTGGTCCCTGC